GCAGCAGCAACAAACGCAGCAGCAATCGCAAAGGTTACTGCAACAGATTCTACATTCAACCAAGTAACACTTGCATCATTTGCTACAGACGATGTTCTTGAAGCACTTGCAGATGCAGCAGTTAAGGTTAACCAGAACACTGGTCTACCACTTGAAGCAATCCTTGTAGGCTCAACAGTATTCAAGAATCTTGCTAAGTCAACTGATGCAGCAGGTCGTCCACTACTTTCAAATGTTGGAGCAACAGTTAACACATTTGGTTCAATCAATCCACTTGGCTTGACTGGAAACATTCTTGGTCTACCAGTTGTAATGGACCCAGCATTGGGTGTAAACGCAATGTACGCATGGAACTCAGCAGCGTTGACTTCATACGAGTCAGCAGGTGCTCCATTCCGTCTAAACGATGAAGAAATCACAACACTAACAAACTCATTCTCAGTATACGGATACTTGGCACTTACATGTCAGGAACCACTTGCTGCAGTTAAGTTTAACTAATATTTAGAGGAGTAGGATTATGGACTGGACTGACTTAAAAGCATATGTAGGTGCTTCATCTACTGATGATGCCTATGTAGAAGAATGTTGGGACACATCAAAGGATTTGGTTGCAAGTTATATTGCATCTACCAAAGTTCCTGTTGGTGTGTTGAAGCGTTGCTACCTTGAAGTTGGTTCAGAACTATTCCATCGTAGGAATGCACCAATGGGTGTGTCTCAATATGCAACATATGACGGTGCTCCGTTAAATACTGCAAGGGACCCACTCGTTGGTGTATATCCATTACTTAATAGATATATGGTGAGATTCGGATGAATTTAACAGGAGTAAGAGAAGAACTTGAAAGTGCCATCATTCTTGGTGGTATTGGAAAAGTTTATAAGTATGTACCAGAGAAGCCAGTTCCTCTTTGTGCAATCATGGAGCCAGATATTAACTTCATTACAGTTTACGAGAATCAGTATGATGCTGATTATGCGTCTAACTGGAAAGTTTTAATTCTTGTTCCTTATGCAACTAACGAAACAGAAACTGAAAATCTTGATAGCACACTTGATACTCTTATCCCTGCAATTTGGGAATACACCACAGCAAATACATTAGTAGTAGATAAGCCATTTATTCAAGAAGTAAATGGTGCAAGATACTTAGCAACAAACATAAATATTTCAATAGACATAACAGGAGGAAATTGATATGGCAAGAATTAAAGGCAAATCAATAATCTTTGAAGTTGACTCAACAGAGTACGCAGGAGGAGTTAGCAATGTTGTTTTCTCATCTGCAGTAGGTACACTTGGTTTTGGTAATTACGAAGATTCATTAGATTTTACTTGTGCAGTAACTGGATTTCAGGATACAGCAGCAGCATCACTACACTCAGAACTTTGGGCAAATCCAGGAGCAACAGTAGACATTACTTTTGCACCACATGGAAATGCAACACCATCTGCATCACAGCCACACTTCACAGCAACTGGCTACGCAGAGACTGTACCAAATCTTGGTGGAGCAGCAGGCGAATTTTTCGTCTACGACATCAACTTTATTCTAACTGGCAAGCCAGTACGAGTAGAGTCATAATTTAAAGGTCGCTATGGCAGGAGTAAATATAACTGTAACTGGAACACAAGAAGTAGAACAAACATTAGATAAGTTTGAAAAAACTGTTAAAGATGCTAATTCTACTAACAAAGAACTTGGTTCCATTATTGTTAAACAGGCTTCTGCCTTAGCACCACAAAGAACTGGTAATCTCGCTAAATCTATTAGATACGAGGCTACAGATAACCAAGTTCAAATCTATGCAGGCAATGAAAGAGTAACATATGCTCCAATCATTGAGTATGGATGGCAAGCAGGTAACAGACAACCACAAAGTTTCATTGGTCGTGCAGTTAACGACAATATGAAAACAATCATACAAAAGTATGATGACTTAGTAAATGATTCAATAAAAAAGTACGACTTAGACTAACAGGAGGCAGTAAAATGGAGAACTTTGATTTAATGAATACTCTGAAGTGGAAAGAACTTACAGAGGTAGAAGAATATTTAGATTTACCAATGGACGAATGGACAACAGCAAAGTCCAAGTCAAAATTAGCATTCGCTATGCAATATATGATGGCTAAGCGAAACAACCCAGCCCTTACAATGGTAGAAGCCGAAGAGATGTCAATTCAAGAGTTGACAGCACTTGCAGGAGTTGAATTCACGGTCCCAAAAGAAGTGAATCCAGCCTAAACAGGATGGCTGAGTTCTGTGTTGAAACAGGATTCACGCCAGAGATGTTTTGGGAACTAACACTGGAAGAATACGGTGCAATTGTGACAGCAGTTAACAGGAGGAATAAAAATGGCTAATCAAATTAAAATAGACATTGTTGCAGAGACCTCCAAACTAACTACTGGCATTAATGATGCTAATGGCCAGATTGATGGCATGTCAAACAAACTTAAAGGGGCTGCTGCTGCTGCTGGTGCTGCAGCCTCTGCATTTGTTTTAAAGCAAGGCATCACATTCTTAAAGCAAGGTATTGATGAGGCTAAAGAAGCCCAAGAAACAATGCGAGCAGCCACAACAACATTTGGTGAAGGCTCTGTTGCATTACAAAAGATTACAGAAGATGCAGATAAATTTGGTAAAGCAATTGCAGTTGATAACGATGTAATTATACAATTAGCAACATCTTTGGGTTCTCGTTTACCTGCAGATTCAAAAGCCCTGTCTGCAGAATTAGTTAACCTTGCATTTGATGTTGATGCATTTACAGGTGGAGCAGTTAGTGCTGATGCAGTAACAGGAAAACTTGCTAAGGCATTTGCTGACGGTAAACTAAAAGCAACAGAATTAACAAAGATATTTCCTGACCTTGAAGCATCTGTATATGCACAGGCAGAAGCATTATCTTTGGCTGGAGATAACCAAGGTGCACTTAACTTACTTATTGAAGCAGGACAAAAGAAGTATGGAGATGCAGCAGAAAAGAATGTTACATCAACACAAAAGTTTGAAGTAGCGTTAGCAAACTTTAAAGAAGAACTTGGTGCAAAGGTTTTGCCAATACTTGAAAAAGGAATTGATTTCCTTACCAAGATGATTGATGCATTTGATAATCTTCCTGGCCCTGTTCAGAATGTTATTATTGGATTAACAGCACTTGTTGCAATTGGTGGATTAACTCTCACATTTTTAGCAAGCATGAAAACAGCAATGGTTACGCTTGGAATTGTTAATGGAACTACTGCCACAAGTGTTGGACTTGTAACTATAGCAACTAACTTATTAAAGATTGCATTAGCAGGACTTGGTATTGGATTAATTATTGCAGCAATTGTTTTGCTTTATCAGAATTGGGATAAGGTTACAGAAGCAGTTGGTAAAGTTTGGGAAATGATTAAAGATGTGATTCCAAAGGCTTGGAACAAAGTAAAAGAATTAAAAGATAAGGTTGTTGGATTTGTTGGAGACATCATTGAAGTTTACTTATCAATCCCATCAAAAATGCTTGGTATTGGTAAAGATATTGTTTATGGAATTTGGAACGGAATCCAATCAGTAGCAGGATGGTTAAAGACAAAGGTATTTGATTTCTTTGGTAACTTAGTTCCAGGATGGGCAAAGAAAGTTCTTGGTATTGGCTCTCCATCTAAGGTGTTTGCTCGTTACGGTAGATTTATTGTAGAAGGTCTTGCTGTAGGTATTGAACGCTCTGCTGAACTTGCAAAAGAAGCAACACAAGGACTTGGACTTGATACAATTAATTCATTTGGAAGTATTGCAGCAGTTGCTACGCCAAGAATATCAACTGCAAGACAAACTGGAAACTTAATTAATGTAACAATTAATGCAGGTGCAGGAACAGACCCTTACTCATTGGGTAGAGCAGTAAAGCAAGCACTTGGCAAGTACAACACAATAGCAAAATAGGAGGCAGATATGATTAATATGCGAGGTTTAGTTGTAGTTAAACACTACACAGGTGGAGCATGGGTTGATAGCACAGATGGAATATTGAACATTGATATTGTTCGTGGTATTCCTCAATATGCTGGTTGCTGGTCACAAGTAGAGCCAGGCCAATTACAATTAAGGTCAAGAGATTTAACATTAGCAGACCTTGCACTTCAAACAAGAATTAGAATTGAAGTAGATGGTAGTGCAATCTTTACTGGCAAAGTATTTGATATAAATACTGAATATATTCCAAGAGATGATTCAATTGTTACAATTACAGCATTTGATGAATT